AAGTTCCCACGTGGAACTTAATAGCGATAACCAAGCATATTCCTTGGGCAATGATCGTCGAACCAGGAACGTGAAACCGCAAGGTTCATGAATCCCCCGAATTTATTCGTGGGGAGTTGTCAAATATTCTTATTTTTTCTCCTTTTTTGGTTAAGTGAGGGGCCATGTGGCCCCTCTTAAGCAAGCAGTTCTCCCATACTAAGGAGTGCATGAAAGCTTTTTATTTACCGTCTCTGAGTTGTACGATTTGTCTTATTCTCTTTATTGCAGTGAGAAATTTAGACTTTGGGATGTCCGAGAGTGTTTGTATTTTCATTTTTTCTAGTATCTCTTCGGCTAGGTCGGTGTGTGATTTTAGTTCGTATCTTATTTCTTCTAGTTGTTCCTTGGTAATGGTTTCGTATGATTGTTCTTTTGGATTGTATTTGTGGTTTAGTTTTTTGCCTTCGTTAAAGTCTTTTCGTTGTTGATGTACGGCTACTTCGCCATCATCGTCTTCGTCTGAAGATACGACGCCTACAAGGGATGCGTATGCGTATCGTTTTAGGTATGTTATGTAGCTGCCTAGAGATTGTACGTCATTTTTGGGTGGTACTATTCTCATTCTGGACTCTATCCATTGTCCTGAGCTGTGTAGTAGTATTGTGTTTAGGATGTTTGCTCCGTCTTCGTTTTGTACTATTTGTTGTAGGACGGATAGTCCGTTTTTGGCTAGTGCTGGGCGTGATACTTTGACTATCTCGGCTAAGTCTGAGTATCTTGACTTGAAGTATGGATTTTCTTTTGTAAGGCCAGCAATTTTAAACTCTGCTTGCGCTTTTGCTAGCGCAGCGCTCAAGTCCTTAATAGATTCAGAGCGTGCCGGAGCAATCGTTTTTGGTGGTTTTATGTCTAAGTTTTGTATTAGTTGTTCTATGTTGGTTATTTTGTCGAGTATTTCAATGCTCTTTGCTTCTTCCATGTACTATCTCCAGTATTGTTAATAATGACTGGAGATAGTTTATCATGGTTTAGTCTTCGTTGTCGCATCCTAGGCTTAGCTGTGATTGTAGTAATCTTCGTTTTGTGTATGTGAATACGGTACTTACAGCTTGTTGATATGGCAGTCCTTTTTTTGCCATGGCTTCAACGAGCGCCGGGTCTGGATTTGCTATATCGGTAGCGTCGAGCCACTGTCCGCTTGTGTGAAATAGTGTTGAGTGCATTATACGTGTCTTTAAGTCCGAATAGTATTCTGGGTGCTGGTATAGAAGTATGTTGTGTTGTGCTAATATCTTTTTGCAGCAATTTATGTAATCTTCTAGGTCTGAGTAAGGCCCTCTGTTTCCAGATTGGCTTTTTTCTGGAGTTGGCATGCTTAATGTTGCAGCTATTAGGTCTGGTATTATTTTATCTATTTTGTCAGACATAAGTTTTTTTGAGTGTTTTATTTCTTTTATGGGGTGTGTTGTTAGTAGTTCTTTATTTTCCATAGTTTAGTTTTCCGTTGTGAACTATTAGTAGTTCTAGTTCGTGCATAGATACTTTATGTGCTGTTTTAGGCCCAGCTAAGTTCATGAATAAATCTCGGCATTTTTTGCAGCAAAACATTGTTTGCCTATCTCTTGGTTCAGTCTTTCTGCACTGTAGACACTTCATAGTTTTACTACTGCTTCTAGAATTGTTGTTAATAGCCATGGTTATCCTTATTCATTATTAGGTTCCTGCAATTCTTTTAGTGCGTCAAATAATTGTACCTTATCTGGATGCTGCGCTCTAATAAGTGCGTCGACTGGTTCTAGTTCTTTTAGTATGTCTGACATCTTTAGGTGTGTTTTGTCTAGTTTTTCTCGTAGTTTTTTGGCTTCTTTGCCGAGGGTTGTGAATAAGTCTAGTTGTTCGTCTATGAGTTTTTGTAGTGTATCTGAAGCTTTTTTAATTGTCATTGATCTTTCCTTGTTGATATGCCATATAATTCTGGGCGTACTTTTTTTTCTATCTGTTCTATGATTATTCTCATCATTATTGACAGCAAGTTAGATGCGTCGCTTGCAGGCTCGCAGACTTCCCAATATTCTTGTAGTTCGTCTAGTATGTTGTGAATCTCGTCATATGGCTTTTCGAGTTTGTTTACTAACTCTATTAGTCTTTCCTTTTTTGGTTTCTTTAAGTTACCGCTCTTGAATAGGTATTTTTCATTCATCTCTGGATACTCCTCTATTTGGCTTCTTTGCCGAGGGTTGTGAATAAGTCTAGGAGTTTTTGTAGTGTATCTGAAGCTTTTTTGATTGTCATTGTTAATCCTTATATTGATTCTTCTAGTTTTTCTGCGAGTGTATCGTATTCGCTTTCTTTGGTGTGTTGTTTTTCTCTTTCATATCCGGCTATTATTTCGTTTATGCAGTGATCGCATAGGTGATGTTTTAGCACGTGTTCTATGAAGTGCATTGTGTTTTCGTATTGATCATCTAGTTCTTTTAGGGGTGTTTTGTTTGACATAATATACTCCTCTATAGGGGTTAAACTGATTACTTAACTATATAATAACATTAAATAGATAAACTGTCAAGTAAGTTTATTAATAAAAGTGCTTGTCATTCTAAAATGAGTTTGGTATAATGTTGGTAAGAGTAAAAGCTACTACAATGTGGCAATGTGTGAGTGTGATATGGCTGTATGGCACATTGCCCTTCCTTCTTAGCTCATTTGAAGAATTGTAGAATGTTTTTGGTTAGGGTAACCCTTTGATGTTAGGGTTACCCTTTTTATGTGTGAGGCATAAATATGAGAGAGAATCTGTATATAAATAAAAAATTGTTAGTCCTATTGTATGAACAACTGAATCTTTGGTTAGCAGAACTAGTACTTTTGTTAGAAATGTGGTTTCAGAAAGAAAAGTTTTATACGGTAGGGCTATCATGTTCTGCCTGAGTAGCTCCCATAGCTGCTTTAAAGCATGTGCTGTATGGCTATTTGTAACGCTACTGTATTGGAGAAAAAAAAGCTTGACAGGGCAAAAGTGCTGTGTGACAATACATTACGTGGCATGCGCAGGCTTATGCCAGTTCTTCCTTTTTGGTCAGAACTGTTTAACGCCTTACTTATGCCTTGCTTCGCTTAGCAATATCCACTTAGAATCCTTCTTAAATCCTTTATTTAAAAACTCTCAGTTACTTTGCACATCAACGTTTGAACGCGTATCTGGCTTGAGTTCAGAGTACATGAACTTCTCTCCGAGTGATTATCTCCAACATTCAAAAGCAACAAACAAAAAAAGATTTCTTCTCTCCTTAAGCACGGGTCTAAGGGTGAGAGATATTCTTTTCAAACCCACATTTAATGCCCCTCAGTTGGAATAAACATTTATTCATATAGTAACCTCAGCAAGTCAAAAAAAGATAGTAATAAAGAGAAGGTACCAATATGAGCAACTCTTTTCCAAGTGTCATAGAACATAAACTCAAATTCCTGAAGCTAACTAGAAACGGCAAAGTCAAACTAACCCCATTTTCAGAAAAAGTCTTATACCACGCATATAACAAAATGCTACGCACCTACGACAAAACCCCCGAATACCCTTTCAACCACTTCTATGCATTCGCACTTTTAGAAGCAAAACGAATACAGTTCGAACCTGACTGGAACATGCTAACCCAATTTGCCAACTACAACGACAAAGCCGCAGCGACAGCTGACGGCGAAACACTAGATATGAAAAAATGCCACATGGTTATCGATAACCTAAACTCCTACACCAAAAACAAAAACAAATACAAAAAAGTATACCACTCCTCCAAAAGAACACTAGGACCAACATTCAACGAAGGCGTAACATACTGGAAACACGGACGAACATACCAATACCCAGACCAAGCGCTAGACGAAGACTCAGCCCCAACACAACCAATAAGCAACTACAAAAAACCATTATCTCAAGACGATCCGTACAGATACACCACAAACACTCATGACGAACTAAAAAAAGCCATACGATCAAACAAAATGAGCAAACAAGGACTCACCCTTTTAAGGAACACCTTCTCAAAAGATCCAAAACTATTGCAAATCATAGATGCATACCTAGACACTAAGAAGGATGCAGGGCTTTGCCCTGCAAACCAAGAAATAATTCCTGAAAAGGGAGGGGATGAGGATTTATCTTCATTCGTACCCCATGTCCTAGACATGCCACAATTGAAATACAAAGGACCAACTGATATAATAAAGCATAGCCAGTGCTACAAAAGGGAGATCGATATTGAAATACTTAAAAGACCCAAATACCGTATTTCGCTACGTAACCTACGGCGAACCAATACCACTCTGCAAGGTTGTAGAGACCCCGGAACCACAAGAGTGGAACGACTACAAACAACGACGATTCCACTTTGCACAAACAATAAAGAACCAACACGAAAAATACTTCATAAACTGCTGCTTCGAGGAAGGGGCTATAAACCCCCGACAATTAATACCCGGACCAATACAACTCGAGGTAACATTTCATATGCCTAAACCAAAAACACGCAAGCCAAAAGAACCACACGCAGAAACACCACCAGCTTACGTACTATACAACTTCGTAGACCACACCCTCCAAGGCATAGTGTACAAAAAAGATATCGCCATATCCATTGCAAAAATGAAAAAACTATACGACACCAAACCACGAACCGAAATTACCATTACGAGGCTTAAATGAAAAAGAAAACAACAAAAAAGCCTAGCAGAAAGAAAAAATTACCGTCAATTCTCGGGACAGAAGCTGCTTACCAGTACTTACAGGAAAACCCTGCAACCGAAAACCAAATAAACCACATATGCGAACAACTCATAGAATACGCATGCAGCCAAGACGGACTGTATATAGGAAGCTTCCTGAGAAAAATGCGCATACCCAAACAAACGTTCCATAACTGGCAAAAAAAATGGCCCCAATTGCGAGAAGCTGTCAGAGAAGCCGAATACTACCTAGGATACGGCCGCATGGAAGGCGCTATAACAAAACGACTCGACAAAGGAGCAGTGCTGCATTCACAACACCGCTTTGGAGAAGAATGGAAGCAGGATGACGCATATCATGACCAACGTAAACAAGCCGAAGAAGATAAAACCGCAAACATCAAAGTAATTGTGCAAAAACCAGAAGAAGTGATAGATAGAACCAAATACAAACCACTTAAAGGAAGGGAATGCGAGCACTCAGAAAAAAGTGCTGCTGCTGCAGAGAAACAGAAATAAGGGTCCTGCTTGAAGGGACTTTATGCGAATTTTGCCCAAAAGAAATAGCCGAAATAGTTCATGATCAATTAGAATCCGAACAACAAAAACCCAGAAGCGAACAAAAAGGCTGCATAACATTTATTATGAAGCCAGAAAATTTAAACGGAAAGAAAACACATAGAGAGGAAAACGATGAATCCAAGTAACGTAGTACTTTTAGCTGTCGCCTTATTAATAATCGCAGATTTGATAATCACATACGTATCATATATACAGTACTCTAAAGATATCGCTAAGCTGGATAAGAAGATTAAGAATCTCGTATACGATCTAGCCGAACTACAATGCGCCACACGTACCAATTATGAGCAAATAGAGAAGCTAACCGATCGGTTAACCCTTTTAAGGAGAGATTGCAACGCTATGAAGAGAGAGCTAGAAAAGCCAAAACCTAAGCAAAGGAAGGATGCGAAATCATGAAACCTAAAAAATTTTCGGGCGATTATGGGGTGAGTAATATCGTTTCGAAACCATACAAAGTAGAAAAAGGCAAAACGTTCGATATTACGCGCATTAATGCAGTGCCGGGGTCGGACGTTGTTAAAATGACTGATTGGTACGCATGGTTAAAAGAGATCCGCAAAGAAGAGGAAGGGGGACAATGAAAGGCTTGGAAGGGCTTCTAAGCTTAGAAACAACTAAAGATACAATTGCAATTGTATCTTTTTGGATTAAGTGCCGCATATATGGAGAAATTATCCTCAATGCAATTGTACTTATAGTAATACTGTATTTAGGTATACGCTACAGACGTCACATAGGAGATTTTTTAAGAAAAATATTTGATTAACAAAAACTGAAGGGGAGCGGTAACGGGAGAGTGCATGTTGTTAACTCCGGAGACAGAAGTACATCTAAATAAGTTTAAACCACGTGAGTATCAGAAGGCTGCTTTTGATGCCATAATTAACATGGGCTATAAAAAAGTTATGTGCATATGGCCCAGGCGCGCAGGCAAAGATCTGACTGCTTGGAATATATGCATCCATGAAATGATAAGAAAAGTGCAGACAATATATTATGTTTTTCCAACATACTCTTCGGGCCGTCGTATATTGTGGGACGCCATAAGTAACGACGGCTTTCGCATACTCAACTATTTGCCAGAAGAGCTTATCGAGTCTAAGAACGAACAGCTTATGCGTATCAGGCTCAAAAACGGCTCTCTTTTTCAGGTGATTGGCTCCGATAATTATGATAATGCTCTAGTGGGAACTAACCCACAGGGCGTAGTATTCTCTGAGTTTGCAATAAGTAATCCAAACGCTTACTCCTTCGTGAGGCCCATCCTATCTGCAAATGACGGATGGGCTTTAATTGTTAGTACGC